TAACCAATCATTACAGAGAAAAACAACAGTAGTGAGTGCTCATAAGGGGGGCGGAGATCGTTCTGTCGAACATCATATGTCAACAATCGGAGTTACATCCAATGTGGCTGATAAGGTTATTCTCCTTATTGATGATGTTACTACAACTGGGGGGAGTATGACGGCGTGCTATTATCTGTTAAGATATGCAGGCGCAAAGACAATATTGCCACTGGCGTTACTAGAAACAGCTAATTATGAGGAGTGAAATAATGCACCCTTCCCAATTCAAAATATTGTTAGGTCTATCGGTACAGGTTGATAGACTTGCATCAGAACAAGGGTTGCTTAAATTATTTAACGATATTCCATTCCATATTATTTCCGATGAATATGAATTGGTTGAGTGTGTTAATTCAGCCGGGATTTTAAAATCCGCCTTTTCTATAGCGTCATTGCATAATGCTGAAGACTATTTGAGCAAGCATTTGTCATTGGGGATTGTTCCAATTCCTTTTGGAGATGCTAAATACCCTATTTGTTTAGCAATTACGCCAAATCCCCCAGCAATGTTATATTTGAAGGGGGACGTAAATATTCTTAGTGAGATGCCAGGAGTTGCAATTGTTGGTTCTCGTGAAGTTTCTATGGCAGGGGAAGAAATTACGAAGAGAATTACCAAGAAAATCTGTGAAAGAGGTGTGGTGATTGTAAGCGGCCTAGCTATTGGTACTGATACAAATGCACACAAGGCAGCTCTTAAGGCAGGTGCTAAAACAATTGCTGTATTAGCTCATGGTTTAGAGAGCGCTAAGCCTAAACAAAATGCTAGATTAGCAAATGAAATTTTATCTAACGGTGGGGCTTGGATTTCTGAGTATCCTGTAGGGAGGCCTGCATTCAAGCAGTCATTTGTGCAACGCAACAGAATCCAGGTAGGTTTATCAGCAGTTTCGATACTAATCGAAGCAGCAAAAAATAGTGGGACAATGACGCAGGCGGATTTTGCTATTAAAGCGGCAAGACCTATTTTTGCTGTTGTACCGCATAAGGCTGATAATCCACTGGGACTTAATTGCGAAGGAACTCAACAACTTGTTGATAATGAATTGGCTAATCCCTTGCGCACTAGTCAAGACTATGATTCACTGATGAATGTAATATCTGAGTCAATAAGCAAAATTAAGATAAATTCTGATATTTATAGATCTAATATGAGTCACTTTCTGATTTAGTGGGTAGTTTTACTACCCATTAAATTCAATTGGATAAATTATATGGAGAAAAGATAATAACTTCTATGTTAAGCCATTCGTTAAGTTCTTGAATCCTTCTTTGCAATGGGATTAATTCATTTCTAACAAACACTTTGCTTGCTTTTTCCACATCACCAAACCCCCCAACATTGCTAGGCATAATCCCCATCATCTGAGGCGGCACGCGGTGGGCAGCCATCATGTCATCCCGGCTCACGTTTTTGATGTTCAGAAACTCATCTTTTGCCGCTACCTCTGACAGTGGGATGATCTGAATACCATCCTTTTTGCCATTGGGGGAGTACATAAACAGGTTGCGGAAATTGCCTGGACCTTTGGCGCTTTTCATCGCGTTGCGGAGGTTGTTCACATCCTCCTGGTTCTGCGCGGCATCGGTCATGTACATGATGAAGCCAGCATGACTGCCGTTAATGTAATACTTTCGACGGAACAGCGTGGCGGACTCGTTGAGCAGGGCGGATGGAATGGCAGAAAGATAACCGGGCAGGCCGTAGATCTCCTGGTTGATGTCCGGTTCCATCAGATGAAAGATACTGCCTTTCGTGAACTGATACGGCTGCGTGGTCATGCCGTATTGCACAAACCAGTAGGTATCCAGGTCTAACCCGCGTCGGGTGTATTTTGCTAGGGCCGGTTCAAGGGCGATAACTTCACCGAAGCGGTTCGTGCGTTTCTCCAGGTAGGCGTTACCAAATACCAGATAGTCCTGCACAAAACGTGAAAAAGCCTGCTGGCTGAGCAGCGGGTGAGGGATGTAGGTGCTGGTCAGAATGTTGCACTTTACTGCAATCGGTGAGCTGTGATGCACGGCGGCGCGAAAGGTGCGCGCCAGCCCGTCGAAACTCACTGGCGGCTCATACCAACGATCTGTCTGTACGCATTCCACATAGTCCAGCAGTTCGCGGCGGTCCAGTACAGGAATGGGATCGCCAAAGCTGAATGCTTCGGCTGAAGTCTGGCTTTTATGCTGGGTCTGGTTCTGTGACGCAGCGCGGTTCTTCTTACTCTTTCCCATCAAAAAATCTCCACAATATTGCTGGTATTGGCGGATTCGCCCTGCAGCGGTTCGTTAAACAATGCGTGCATCGTTGCCCAAGCCAGATCGGCGTGGCTGGCTTCTTCGCTGCGGCTGGCTTCATAGGTCGGGCGGTTGCCGCTGGCGGTGGTGGCGCGACGGATTGCCATGAATGACTGCGCAATGTCGGTGTGCCCGGCGTCAAACTCCAGACGGCGGTGGCTGATAATGTCGTAGGCCTTGAGTACCAGGGCGTTTTTAACGTTGGGGTTGTAGACAAACTCCCGGACGGCTGGAAAAAACGCTTTCACGTTCTCGTAAACCCCGTGGCCGACGCCAGTTGAGTCGATGCCGATGTATGTCACGTTGTACTGTTCGGTCAGTTTTTTGATGGCGTCAGCCTGGGCGCGGAAGTCCATCCCGCGCCACTGGTGACGCTCAAGAATGCGGAACTTACCGCCCGGCACGGCTGGCGGTGCCACCACCACGCACCCGGCGCTGTCGCCGTTTTGCGTACCTTTTGCCGGGTCATAACCGATCCACACTTCGCGCCAGCCAAACGGGCGCAGGGCCAGTGCATGAAAGTCGGTCCAGACTTCCCAGCTGTCCACCATGCACGCCTGCAGCTCGCTGAGCGGGAACACGGACGCGAGATCGTCCACGAATTCACACATCAGCAGGTTCTGGTATTCGTCCGGGCTGTATTCCATGCGCAACTGGTCAAGGTCGAACAGGTTACAGCCGCCGCGCACCGCATCTTCCACGGTGACTATCTGGCGGTATTGCCCGTCTGCACACAGCAGGCCTGGAGCCAGATTGCTGTGGGACAGGTCGATGTCCACCTTGTCGGCTTTATTGCGCCCACGGTTGAATAGCGCACCGGACCAGAACGGATAAGCACTGTGTGTCAGGCTGGATGGCGTGGAAAAATAGGTTTGTCGCCATTTTTTGTGAATAGCCATACCGGAAGCCACTTTGCGCAGCTCCTGGAATTTCGGTATCCAGAAATATTCATCCAGATACAGGTTGCCGTGGTAACTCTGGGCCGTGCGGGCATTGGTGCCGAGGAAATACAGTGTGGCCCCGTTGGGAAGCACCATCGGATCGCCTTTCAGCTCCACTTCCACTTCTTTGGCGAAGTCGATGATGTACTGCTTAAAGACGTGGGCCTGTGCCTTGCTGGCGGAAAGGAAAATCTGGTTACGTCCGGTAAGCAGAGCGTCAATCAGGGCTTCACGGGCAAAGTAAAAGGTCGCGCCGATCTGGCGTGACTTCAGCAGGTTGCGGATGCGGTTGGTTTTTCCGGCTTCCCACCAGTGGCGCTGGTAGTTGAACATGGAGGAATGGAAGATTTCTTCCAGCTTCTCAATCTGCTCATCGGTGAAAACATTCTTTTCCGGCTGACGGCGCGGGCCTTTGTTGCGGTTGGCGACGTTAGGGTTTAAGTCGGCTTCGTTGCCGCCATTGTTAAACTTGCCGATCCGCGCGTGGCGTTCCGACTGGCGCGCCAGCAGGTCAATCTCTTTGAAATCTTTCCCTTCTTTGTGCTCCTTCATAATGAGCTGGCAGTAGCGTGCGGCGGTGGTGAGCTGCATCTGATCCAGCGGCCCATAGTCACCCCACTTGTCGCGTTTTTTCCAGCTGTGAACGGTTGCAACTTTCTCGCCCAGCATTTCAGCAATGCGGGCTACGCGGTATCCCTGAAAGTACAGCAGCATGGCCTGCCGACGGGGATCGAGATCTGCGGGTGTCAGTGTGGTGTTCATGGCACAAACCTACAGCCTTGAATGAAGGCTTTCCCCGCCTGCGGTTTGTGTGGTTGTCGGTACAAATACCGCGCATTGTTTCCCTGCCCCCATCACCGCAACCATAAGGCTCCAGTAAGTTTTTTCTAACGGAGCACGGCTCATGACAGTGAAAGCAAAGCGTTTTCGCATCGGGGTGGAAGGTGCCACCACCGACGGACGCGAAATCCAGCGTGAATGGCTGGAACAGATGGCAGCCAGCTACAACCCGGCGGTGTATACCGCGCTGATTAACCTTGAGCACATCAAGTCTTATCTGCCGGACAGCACCTTTAACCGCTACGGCAAGGTGACGGCGCTGTTTGCTGAAGAAATCACGGAAGGTCCGCTGGCGGGCAAGATGGCACTGTATGCCGACGTTGAGCCAACGGAGTCCCTGGTGGAGCTGGTGAAAAAAGGCCAGAAATTATTCACCTCTATGGAAGTCAGCCCGAAGTTCGCTGATACGGGCAAAGCCTACCTGGTCGGCCTGGCTGCCACTGATGACCCTGCCAGTCTGGGTACGGAAATGCTGACATTCAGCGCCAGTGCAGCCCATAACCCGCTGGCAAACCGCAAGCAGAATCCCGCCAATCTTTTTACTGCTGCAGAGGAAACGGTGATCGAACTGGAAGAAATCCAGGATGACAAACCGTCCCTGTTTTCCCGCGTCACGGCGCTGTTCACCAAAAAAGAGCAGTCCGATGACGCCCGGTTCTCTGATGTGCATAAGGCCGTGGAACTGGTTGCCACTGAGCAGCAGAACCTGAGTGCGCGCACCGAAAAATCCCTGTCTGAGCAGGAAGAACGCCTGTCTGAGCTGGAGACTGTTCTGCAGGCACAGCAGACCGCCTTTAACGAACTGGTGGACAAGCTGAGCCATGAAGACAGCCGCCAGGACTACCGCCAGCGTGCAACAGGCGGTAACGCCCCCGCTGACACTCTGACCAATTGCTGATGGAGCACAAAACCTGATGAAGAAGAATACCCGCTTTGCTTTTAACGCTTACCTGCAGCAGCTGGCGCGTCTGAACGGTGTGGCAGTTGAAGAACTGTCCAGCAAGTTTACTGTAGAGCCGTCTGTGCAGCAGACGCTGGAAGACCAGATCCAGCAATCCGCCGCATTCCTGACGCTGATTAACGTCACGCCAGTGACTGAGCAGTCTGGTCAGTTGCTGGGGCTGGGTGTTGGCAGCACCATTGCCGGAACCACTGATACCACCGCAAAAGAGCGTGAGCCTGTCGATCCGACGCTGATGGTCGATGTGGAATATAAATGCGAGCAGACCAACTTTGACACGGTGCTGACCTACGCGAAGCTGGACCTGTGGGCGAAGTTTCAGGATTTCCAGGTGCGTATCCGTGACGCCATCGTGAAACGTCAGGCACTGGACCGCATCATGATCGGCTTTAACGGCGTGAAGCGTGCGAAAACCTCCAACCGCAGCGAAAACCCGCTGCTGCAGGATGTGAATAAAGGCTGGCTACAGAAAATCCGTGAGGATGCACCGGATCACGTCATGGGCAGCACCACCACGGGCGGTGAAACCACACCGGGCGCGGTGAAAGTCGGTAAAGGTGGCGAATATGCCAACCTGGACGCCGTGGTGATGGATGCCGTTAATGAGCTTATCGACGTGGTTTACCAGGACGATGACGATCTGGTGGTGATTTGCGGTCGTGAACTGTTGTCTGACAAGTATTTCCCGCTGGTCAACAAAGAGCAGGAGAACAGTGAAAAACTGGCTGCAGATATGATCATCAGCCAGAAACGCATGGGTGGCCTGCAGGCCGTGCGTGCGCCGTTCTTCCCGCCGAATGCGCTGCTGATCACCCGTCTGGATAACCTGTCCATCTACTGGCAGGAAGACACTCGCCGCCGTTCAGTTATCGACAACCCGAAACGTGACCGGATTGAAAACTTTGAATCCGTTAACGAAGCCTATGTGGTTGAGGACTACCGCTGCGCCGCACTGGTGGAAAACATCCAGATTGGCGACTTCAGCGCCGCCGCAGCAGAAACCGGAGCGTAATCCATGAGCCTGAGTCCCGCACGGCAGCATCGCCTGCGCGTTCAGGCTGAACAGGCCGCCCGCGAGGGCGGCAGTGTTCGCCACGCGTCGGGCTATGACCTGATGCTGCTGCAACTGGCGGAAGACCGCCGCCGTCTCAAGGGCGTTCAGTCCACGGTCAAAAAAGCGGAAATCAAGGTGGAGCTGCTGCCGAAATACGTCGCCTGGGCAGAGGGTGTCCTGACTGCCGGAGGCGCTCAACAGGATGACGTGCTGATGTACGTGATGCTGTGGCGCATTGATGCCGGAGATTATGCCGGGGCGCTGGAGATCGGGCGTCATGCCCTGCGTCATGGCTGGGTGATGCCGCTGGGTAATCGCAATGTGCAGACCGTGCTGGCAGAGGAAATGGCAGACGCGGCGCAGAGCGCAATGCTTGCCGCCACCGGCTTTGATGCCGATCTGTTGCTGCAGACGCTGGAGCTGACAGACGGTCTGGATATGCCGGACCAGTCACGGGCGCGTCTGCATAAAGCGATTGGCGCTGTCCTGAGTGAAAGCAACCCGGCTTCCGCCCTTAATCATCTCAACCATGCGTTACAGCTCGATCCCCGCTGTGGCGTGAAAAAAGACAAACAGCAGCTGGAGCGCAGACTGCGCAATGACAGCCGCTGACAGAACGTGCCCCCGCGCACGGGCGGCACGGGGTGGCGAAAGGCACTGCCACATCAAAACCCCGTCCACCGCCCTCTATTTCAGGAGAAAGCAGCATGAAGTTTGTTGCGCCAGAACAGGCACCGGAACAGGCGGAAATCATCAGAAACACGCCGTTCTGGCCTGATGTGGACCTGTCGGAGTTTCGCAGTGTCATGCGCACTGACGGCACGGTGACGCAGCCGCGTTTAAAGCAGGTTGCGCTGTCGGCAATTTCGGAGGTCAACGCAGAGTTGTATGAGTTTCGCAGACGCCAGCAGATGCTGGGATATGCCTCGCTGGCAGAGGTTCCGGCGGAGCAGCTGGACGGCAAAAGTGAGCGCATTCAGCACTATTTCAACGCGGTTTACTGCTGGGCACGCGCCATGCTCAACGAACGATACCAGGACTATGACGCCACGGCATCCGGTGTGAAGCGAGGCGAAGAACTGGCAGAAGCCAGCGGTGATTTGTGGCGTGACGCCCGCTGGGCCATCAGCCGGGTGCAGGACGCGCCGCACTGCACAGTGGAGCTTATCTGATGAAAGTGCGTGCGCATCAGTATGACACGGTGGACG